TACTAATGAAGTTCCGTTAAATACACTTGTTGTTGCCATTTTATTTTATTTTTCTTTTATGTTAATTGATTCACGAAATGATCCATTGTTATTACCCTTCTAAACACATATGCCTCATCCACATAGTCAAAGGTAGCAATATTACTAGCAACCTTAGAAGTCACAATTTTAAAGTCAGGTGCAGTACTAGGATAGTTTGGTGGTCTAACACCTATTATTTCTAATAACTCATTGGCATAAGTATCAACTGTTTTCTGTCCAACTTCTCCTGCTTTAAAAGTCCTATAAACTATGTCAAATTGGATAGTAACATCAAAGCTGAAACTTTGTTTATTACTATTGTCCACTTGTGTCTGACTACTGATAATCAAAAAAGGAGGCTCTACTGTATCAGGTGCTATTGTATCGTAAGCAGCTAATGAGTATGAAGCCGAGATGAGCTTATCGTAATAAGCCTTCCTTAATGTATATCCGCAGTCCTTCATTTTGGTACAAATTTAATGAAATATATTTATATCTTAATAGACTTCAATTTCTTAATCATAGATGTAAAGACTTCGTAATAAGAGTCAAACATAAATGGCCTATATGGCACACCTATTACTTTCTTTGATTTTTTAAATGTCAAAGCATAGGATTCTAAGTCAGCCATGTTTACATTCGGATAAACAGGTATTTGAAATCTTGTTCCTGTTCCAAACTCTACATAAGGAGCATATCTAACATTCGTATTACCTGCACTTACACTTGCTCCTACACCTGGTTGATATTTAGCGTGTCTAATAGAGTTTTTTAAAGCTCCTGTTTTTACTGCAACTCTTTGCTTTGCTTTAGAAGCTATTTCTACAACTGCTGCATCAATAATAATCTTAGACTCATCAAACATCTTTTGAGGGGCTGCCTCAAGCCTTTTGATTATCGCATCAGCACCATATATTTTTACACTAAACTTTGACATTATTTAAGTGTTGCACAACCTATTAAATAATATTGATTCAAGTCGGCTTCGTTGATAATAGAGTTAATCATATAAGTCCTTGACTTCCAAGTTATTACAAGAGCATTATTAAACACTTTGCCTGTTGTGTATCTGATCCTAAATGTAGCTCCATCATTAATACTATCCTTACCTGCTATATTAGTCCTAGAATTGGTATTAGTGACCAATTCAGCCCAGCAAGTGTAGTATGGTACTAAAGTATTCACAAACCCTCCTGCACTATCAGAAACGCTTGTTTTAGTATTAAAAGTAATCCTATTTCTTAATTGTCCTATCATTAGAAGATAATACTTACCCTTTTGTAAGGTTTCATTAATTCGTAAGCCGTTGTTAAGTTAGCTGAAGGCTTAGAGCTTTCAACACTTGATTCTCTGTATTCGTACAAATCACCTACCATTTTCAAAAGAGCCGTTTTCATAGACTCTGGAGTAGTAGCATATCCACAAGTATAAGTGAATCTAAACTCACTCATAATAGGGGATGTGAAATAAACCTTTTTGTAGGTATCACCCAAAACTCTATAATCTCCAAGCACCATTGCTACCCATGCAGCACCATCCCAATATTCTACTAATGAAATACTGTTTATAGGGGCATAAGGAAGCTCAATAAACTCATCTACATAAGCTACCACCTTTAGGGTTCTAGCAGTCATAGCAACCGAAGCATACTGCTCTAATCTGATCCTAGCGGTATCTATAAGGCTTTGGATTAAAGTATCATCCTCACTATAATCTACTCTTAAATAATCCTTTGCTGCTTGTAAGGTAACTATTGTTGCCGAAGGGGCTACTGTTGTAGTTACATCTCTTAGTATCTGCATTATGCTAATTTTTACAAAAATAACTAAAATTTAGTGTAAACAAAAAGGGATAGCTTTCTAGGCTATCCCTTGTATTGTAAATCTAATTAAAGATTAAGCAACATTACCAAAATCACCATAAATAAACGCACCAGCGTAATAGATAGGTAAAGCGATACGAGCCTCAACACGAACTGTGATTAAGTTCTTTGTGAAGTTGTCACCGTCCATTTCAGAGAACTGAACTGCGATACCTTGATTTTGCATGATTTGAGCACCCATAGACCAGTCACCTACTACAAACTTATCTACTGCGATTGCAGTTGATTTGTAAAGAGGGATACCAGCGATAGATACACTACCATCAGTTGTAACAACTGTAGAAGCAGGTAAAGTATAAGCAGAGTTAGTATTCTTAGTATTCATAATAGCAGCCCAATCAGTTGGGTTAACTAAGATACCTGTAGCAGAGTAGTTAGAAGTTTCTAACTGAGCAATAGCTTGTACTAATTGCTCTACATCTACTGTAGCAGCACCAGTTGCAGCAGTAGCTACACCTAAGATACCTTGTAAGTTAGGAGCAGTACCATTACCACTTAAGATTTGAGCATCTTCAGCAACTAAATACTTCTCTAACAAACGAGATTGTAAGAAAGAAGTCATAGCAGGTATATCATCTAACATTTGGCGAGAGATACGAACATAACCAGCGATGTACTGAGCAGCTGCATCTTTCATTGTGATATCAAAATCAACTTGAGCTTTAGAAGAACCTTGAGTTTGTGCTGCTGGATCACCTTCTCCACCACTTTCATAAGGGAAAGTAAATAAACCTTGATTAATTGTTCCGATTGGTAACAAACTACGCATATGCACTTTACGAGAAGGCAAAGCATATACTTGATTAGCATATTGACGAGTGATGTCACCTGTCAAGTTAACTGCTTCTGTCATTGTACCTACTGCCTTTGTATCCAAGATAAAGCTTGAACGCTTTTGTTCACCACGAGCTAATTTTGCTAAGCTATCACCATTTTGTTCGATAGCATCTGCAAGGGTAGCATTAAACCCTTTTACTTCTGTTTGATTCATTTTAACACGATTTTGTTTTGCTTCCAATTTTTCGATTTCATCCTTAACAACTGTAATTGAAGCTTTAGTAGCTTCTAATTCAGCCTTTACGCTTTCTAATGCACTAGCATTATCAGCCTTTGCACTTTCGATTGCTCCGTTTACTTCGGATTTGATGCCTTCGAAAGCACTTTTAATTTCTTCTACCATTAGTTGAAAATTTTAAATGATTGTAAATATTTGTTTATTTCTATTTCTACGGAAATCATCGGATCTTCTTCCTCAGTTGGCAATGCTTCTTCAGCGGTTGGCTCAGGAGAGATTGACTCTTCATCTTCCATCTCGGATAGATATTGTTGTAATTGCTTGAGTTTAAGTTCTAACAACTCAAAAGTTTCATCAGTAAAGTGTCCATTTCTCAATGACTTAATGGTTTTACCCATCTCATCAACTAGAGTTGACTTAATCTGACTTTTAACTCCTACTGTTGGTGTATTAGCGTTTGCACCCCACAATACCGAACTACCCTCAAACAATTTTATTTCATTGATTTCATTGTACCCTGATTTCTGTTGTGACTTAATAGTCTGAAATCCGATACTATGTTCTGTGATATGACCATCTTTGTATAACTCATACAAGTCATTACCCAAAGTTGTATTAGGTAACTTAACACTTGCCTTTAAGCCATAACCATCTTCCATCATCTCATATGGTTTAGCAATAGGCTTGTCTGTAGAGTGGTTCATTAAATGCCAAATTCTGTTTTTAGCTTGTGGGCCATTTTCCTTTAGTGTTTTAGTGAATGCTCCTGGAGTGATTATATCACCATCGGAATCCACATTACCAAAAGCAGAATAGTACATAGTAATAATTCTACTTCCATCCTCCATATCTATTGGAGAACCTTCGATTGATTTCTTGTTATAAAAATTACTCATATTTATTTGTTTAATCAACATACACCGTGCAGCATCGGCAGTTGCAGTTATTCGCTGCTCCACCACTTGCATCATGTGCATATTGCATTTCAATTACACCGTAGTTTGGAGTGTTTACTAGGAATGGTTGATTCACAGGTATTCTTACTCCACCATCATCAGGATTCGTTTGTCTGTCTAATGCGATATGCCAAGTTCTTGGACTACCAACATATTCAGAGTGAACCCATTGTTTTAGCAAAGGTATATTAATTCCTTGTGTTGCCCCAATCGCACCTGTGCTTAAAGCTTGATGAGATTCTGTTCTTGCTATTAATAAACTCCTTGAAACATTTATCTTGCCTTCTCTTAGCATTTGTATAGCCATTGCGTTTGTTTCGTTTGTAGAAAGGTTATTAGCCCTTCCATAAGCAATCGCATTGTTTAGTATCCTAGCTATCTCATTGTCCGTTGTGTTTTGTATGCCATACATTTTTGGGCCACTAATCGAAACCCAGTACGACAACATAAACGCTAACCACTCATCCATTATGTTTAACGGATCAAGGTCAAAATCTTCTGCCTTCTTATACTTGTCAAATATCTTTTGATACCTCATAGCAGTATAACCGCCGGTACCTTCGTACAAAGTTCGTAAAATATCGCTAATCTTATCTTGGTTGAAAAATGTCTTGTTATAGTTCGCTAGTTGAAATACCCCCATCTCTTTTACCAACTCCGCAGCTTTGTTAAAATCACTTTGTAGGGCCTTTTGTATTTTGGGCCTAAACTCCGTGATGGACTTCCTCGCTATGGTTTGTTGCAAATTGAATTGCTGAGAAGGTTGTAATATCTTGGACATCCATATTATTTTACAGGAGGCAAATTATAATCTCCTTGTTGTTGAGCATCTCTTGGATTCTGCAACATTGTTAACTCATCAATAGGTAAGTAACCAGCAGGTATGTAGATAGCGTTCATGACATCATCTTGAACAGTATCGTATCTCATTGCTTGTCTTTTTTCGTTAGGAGTAATCCACCATGATTGAGAAAGAATAGCAGATAACTCTTTCATATCCTCTTGCAACTCTGGGAATACTGTAATATCAAAATCGATATAATATCCGCTACCTATTTCACCTTCAAAGAATCTATTAAACGCATCACGAATTAAAACTAATTCAGGAAGTACTACTTGTGTAAGCATTTCCTTCTTAGCTTCCTTCATATTGTTGTAAGTCTTGTTATCAGGATCATTAAACAATGCAGAGTTCACTCCGTACACATTACACAACTCACGAAGTGTAATCTTCTCTGATTCTAATAACTGAAGGTCAACAGGAGATAATCCCATATTCACCCAACCTAGTTTAGCACCTGCAATTAAAATCTTACCAGCATTTTGAACAATACCTCCCTGGGTTTTAGTTCCGTACTGATTGTAGAAATCTTCTTTTAACTTACCAGCTTGTTCAGGGCCGAAATCATTTGACTCATCTGCATACAAGATACCCTTAGGCCCTTGATTCTGCAACATACCTACAGAGGTATCCTTAGCATCGTTACTGCGTTGAACAGTTCTGTAAGCAGCTTGTAAAGGCGATAATCCATATAATTGTTGTCCATTGGTTGAGAAGTAGGGGTTGAAGTATTTTAAGTGGATTACATCTTTAGCATCCAACTGATCCCACCCAACTAATGTGAAAGAGTAGCCTTCAACCCCATTGATAGTACCATCGCTAATGATAGCGACATATTGGGATGGGAGAGTAACTAGTTCGGCAACCTTACCATTGGAGAGTCTATTCGCCCAGATATAAGAGTTGCCTGTAATAAGTTTATAACCAATGATATTCTCGATGAACTCGGAGAATGATTGGTATGGATTCGGTCTTTCTAATAATTTGTTTAGTGGACTATCAGCAATCTCATCAACTGCTTTAATCCTAACTAACTCCGCACGAGCAACATCTGCTCCGCTTGATGCGTTAGCCATCATAGATTTATAAGTGTTCAAGTCTTTCTTGCTCTTAACCTTATAAACATAAAATGGAACTGTAGAGATTGTCTTTGAGATACGCTTGATGATAGAATAGACTTCGCTATTGTTATCGTAGTCTTGTACGAACTTGGCATAGTCTAAATTTGGGTAAAGCGTTCTACCGCCTATTAAACCACCAAAATCACCAAATGGGTTATTAAGGTTCGTATTTTTTCTAGGGGCTGCCTTTTGTTTAAAAGGATTAACCGCACTTAGTATGTCCGTTAACTTCACTATATGATATTTTTACAAAAGTAACAAATTTTTAGTCTAAACCACCCATCCTCTCTTTGCTTTCGCATATTTTGAGTAGATGGCATAACGCATAGCGTCCATCAAGTGGTCACGAAACTTAACAGGCTCATCCATTGTATTGCCATCATGATCCGTTTTCCACTTATAGTTTTTAATCTCATCCAACAAATCTAAAGATTCTGATTTTATAAACAATGGAAATGATTTGACCTTGTTAATTCCTGCGAACACATCTTTGGTAGCTGATTTCAAATTAAACCCTGCTTTATTTACCTCGGCTATTGTTTTGGGTTCAGCAGCATCCGCAAATATCTCATCCCTACGAGATAGGCCCATGGACTTTAATCTGTCTATAAGAAGTGCAGTTGACATCTTCGTATCGTAGATAAGTTGTTCGACATAAATATCGCCATCAAAGTTTTTGCATCTAACAAGTGCCGTTTGGTTGTTATAACCAAAATCGAGTCCGTAGAAAATATCTCCACCCTCTGGGAAGTTTCTTCTCCTTCTCCAATGCGAATAAATCGTTGCTTCACTAATTGCCCTTTCTCCTAGTCCATAAACTCTCCAATACTCATGGTCGGCATCTTTAAGCCTTTCAATCTCCGCTATGATGGTTTTGTCTAAAAATGGATTATCCTTATAAGTTGTGATGGTAAAGTCGGTATCTTCCCTAGGAATGACTTTATCGTATATCCAAGAGTAATAATCCGATGGGTTATAGTCAAGTACGATTTTATCCGTAGTTCTTAGGGCTAACTGCATCCAAGATTCGTAGTTAACCTCATTTGCCTCGTTTATAAACAAGTAATGCCTTTTACGACCTCTAATCTTCTGAGGTTGGTCGGTAGAGACAAATTCTACAGTATTTCCATTTAGGAAATATAAATTCTCTGATTTGTTGTGCTTCTCCTCTGAGTACAGCCCATATTTAGATAATATCTCAATAAAGTCCCTCATAACGGAACCTTTGATGCTCGGTAGGGATGAACGGCAAATAGTTAAGGTTTTCCCTTTCTCTTGTAAGAGCTTTACGATAAACCAGGTAAGTACATTGTAAGTTTTACCTGACCTCGTTCCTCCTTGCATCACAGAAATTCTTTTCTTAGAGTCGTTCAAAACTTGAAAGACGACATTGGTGGTCACTTCCATAGAAATAAATTAAAATTTTTGGTTTGCTCAAGTCAAAGCTAATACTTTTCGTTTTATAGGAAGGTAGGGGTATCAATCATTAATATCCGTTTTTATACGCATATATCCTTATTTATGACCGATAAATGACATCTATTTGATTGATATAAGTCAAAAAGTCAAGTTATTGCTATACTTTGTTATAACA